GGCGGAATTCGACGGTTTTTCGTTAAGCGTTCAAGCGCCTCGATTTGTTTTCTGCCTGCTTTGCTGCGAGCCAGATCATTGGAATCCACAGAGATCACACCAACATCGGAGACTCGCAGTTTTGGTTGTTCATTCATGCTCCTCTCCCTTTGCTTTTGCGATGACTGCCAGCGCCTTTTTGCCGCGATCTGCCCGCAAAACCCCTAATGCTTTTTCGGCTGCCCAGGTGTTACGGTTCAAATCCTCAACTTGCTCCGCGTACCATCTAAGCGCCTCCAACAGCTCAGGCGCCGCTGCAATCAGGTGAGCGTTAGCCTCTTTGTCTGGCCCGAGTGGCTCGCAGATAGCCGTGTCACCGTTAGTAGTTTCAGGGCCCGGGCCGTCAAAGCCCGGGTGTACCCATCCGTTATAAACCCGCCACTCTCCCGGCGTGTGCCTGCTCATTTAACCGCCTCCTCAATGATCGTGAACTGAAATCCGGATTTCAGACCGAAGGCCAAGGCCTCCTCAAAGGAGTCGTGCCAGTTGGTGTAATTGAAGTTAATCATTACGCACCCGAATCTCATTGTTTCGCCTCCACATTAAACGCGCAGTCCGGGTTCAACAGCTGATAGTCGGGCCAGTAGCCGTTGCAGACCATATCGGTATAGTGGTCGGCTTCGTCTACCGCATCCTGGTAGTCCATCTCCCCTACGCATCCCAGGATAAATAAGACGATGGTGGCTGCTAGCAGTGTTTTCATTGTTCTTGCGCCTCTCCGCGCTCCTTGAGAGCAATGTAATGCAAAAGGACGTGGGTTTTGCTCATCCACAATGACGGGCGTGCTACGCTCTTTTTCAAAAACTGCGTCGGCTGGGCGCGCAGAAGGTTCAGGTACTCTTTACGGCTCATGCTGCCTCCTTAAGCGTCAAGCAAGATGCAATAGAGCTTGCGGCCACCTTTGGTGCGGTACGCGACAACTCGCGGGTTCTCGCACCGGCTCACGCAGGACTCGGATAGTTCATCAATGATGGCAAGCTCCGCCGCCTCGTGAGTGCGGTAGCCGTAAGCGTAAATATAGCTGCTCATGCCGCGTCCTCCTCTAGCGGATAACCCGCAATGCTATCTAATGCCTCCTGAACGCTTGGCTCAAAAATCCACCAGCCGGATTCGATACTGTTGGGCATTTGGCCGTGGAAATGCACTTCGCCGTCCTGAGTGATCCGATAGCGGCAATCCCGGCTCTCTGCCTCCGCCTTGATGATGGCTCGCTGTGCTTTGGTTGCTATTGCCATTTTCTTATCCTCTCTCGTTAGGCCCTTGCGTTAGGGCATGAATACATTCTAATCATTTCTGGCTAGCTGTAAACAGCTCTGTTTATATTGTTTTGTTCTAAGAATCGGCTTTCTAATTCCTCCACCCTAGCCCTAGCCAGCTTTACCCGCTTAAAGTCCTTATAGGACAAGGGCTTACCTGCTTTCTTCATTTCCTCATAACCGGCGAGAACGAGCCTGTCTATATCCAGTTTTTCGTAGACTTTTTTCGGTATATAGCCATGCTCTATAGGCTTCTCAAACAGGACCGATGGGGGCAGGCCGAGCGCCTTCGCTACCTCTAGCCCGTTAGCCCCGCACGCGAAGCAATGGCATAGGACGCGCCCGTCTTTTTCCGCCACGCTCATCGAGGGGTTCTTATCCCCGTGTACCGGGCAGCAGGCTACCCACTTGCTCTTGCCGTTAGCTCTCACCTTGTCCAGCCTGTCTAGTAGCTCGTCAATCATTGTTCCCCCATTATTGCTAGTCCGATCTGCTCCACCACTTGCGGCACTACGGCGTTTCCAAGGGCTTTAAGTCGGTCCATCCTTCGGGGAACCCCATTAACCACTCGACCCACTGAGGGTTCAGGCTTCCACTGGCAGGGGGCAGTCCGTCCGCCTTCGTGGCTTCCGCTGTTAGTGTCGGCGTCTTGCGCGTGTACTCCGCTGGATAACCTCCCTCCTTGCTCAAGTGCGCTGTTGGCGTTGGCATGAACTTTGCCCCCCCCCATTAGTCGTCTGCAACCCGCGTGCTTCATCATTGACGGAGCGGCTTGGTTCGCTGTTGCTGTTGCTGTTGGCAAGAATCCAGACTCGATCCCTTCTGTGTTGGGCATCGACGGCACAAGCCGGAATAACAAACGCCCCGCAGGCGTAACCGATTGCTTCCAAGTCAGATAGGCAATTGTCGAGTTCCATGTTGACGAACCCAGCAACGTTCTCGCCAATGACGTAACGCGGCTGAACCTCTCGAATGATTCTAAGCATCTCAGGCCAGAGGTGACGGTCATCGTCCTTGCCTGCTCGCTTCCCGGCAACACTGAACGGCTGGCAGGGGAATCCTCCGCAAACAACGTCAACTGCTCCTCGGTACTCATTTCCATCAAGTGTTCTGACATCATCGTGAATCCTTACGTTAGGCCAGTGCTTGGCTAAGACTTGACGGCAGAATGCGTCTACCTCGCAGAACGCTACCGTCTCCATACCGGCTCGCTCTAAACCTAGTGAGAACCCGCCTATGCCGCTGAATAGGTCAAGGACGCGCATCTTTTCTGTTTCCCCATGCTTTAGCGATCTTCTTCACACCTTGCCTAAACGCGGTCTTTTCTACCCCCCTCAAATGTTCCCATTCGTTGATTTGGGCAAAAACTCGCAAGAGGGCTGCTGCCTGTCTTTCGGTAAGCATTTCCTCCTCCCACATTTCTAGCGCCCTACGCTTCTTCGTTCCACGCTCCAAGCTGTGCATTTCGACTCCCTCCCCAGAGATCATTCGTTTCCTCTCCATGCGTGACTTTGCTTCTGAGTTTCGATTCGTAGACCGAGCGGGTAATCCGCTCCCGGTAGGTTTCATGCCGATACTGGGCAGTCCAGCCCTTGCTGAGCATCCACTTCAATTCGTCCGCGAGCATTTGCCCTCCTAATTTGTTGATGCTTGATAAACCCCATTACTTCGGGGGAGACCTCAGACACCCGTTCAGGAGCAACACCGTTAGGCCATTTCCCAAACTTCTGCCTATAGACATGAGCCGCCCAGCCCCTCTTGTAGCCTTGGTAGTCGGCATAGAGGGTTAGTTGTCCGTACCAGTCCCCACAAGATAGCTGCCCCCGGTTCTTACGCTCGAGGCGTTTAAGCTCGCTGCCATCAGTCTCTAACCGATCCTTGATGGGATGGGTGTAGCCGCAGACGCATCGCATACCCGTAAACTTCCGATAACACTGGGGGCAGTCGTGCGCCTTCTTCTCCTTCTTCTCCTTCACCTGGTTCCGCTCAGAGAACCCCTTTTCCGAGGTATCTAAAGCCTCCGGCTCGATGTCCTCCGCGAAGCCGTGCCGTCCGACGTTACCCGCGTGATCCAGGTAGATCGCGTCCTCTTTGCCCTCCGCCGTCCGCATGATCCTGCCCGCTCTCTGAACGTAGGCGATGATGGATTTCGTGGGGAAGCAGTCGATCAGGCATGAGACTTTGGGCGCGTCATAACCAACATTCAGCAATCGAGAGCAGGAGAGGACCAGGAACTCCCCCTCGTCGTGGGCGCGGTAGATAACTTGCCGCTCCTCGTCGTCCATGTAGCCGTCAATATGGACTGCGGGGATTCCAGCCGCATTGAACTGATCCACCATGTCTCTTGAGTGCTTGATCGAGGGAGAAAAGGCAATCGTCTGCCGTCCGCTAGCGTGCTTCAGCCAGTTTGAAATGATGTCTCCAACCAGGGTCTGGTCATCCTCCGTAGCCCTCCCTAGAGCAAGAGGGTCATAGTCGGACCCGCCAGTCTTTAGCGCCCGTCCTTTGATATTAGATACATCAACTGAGGCGCCGCCGTAGTAGGTGACAGGGGTAAGGTATTTCCCTTCGAGCAATTCCGTAGGGGTTATGGGGCAGACCAGGTCGTTATAAGCCAGGCCCAGCCCCTTGCTATACGGGGTCGCCGTCAGCCCGATGAAAGGGACCGCCGTATATCGCTCCATCATGTATTGCGTCGTCTTGTAGTGAACGTGGCATTCGTCAACGATGGCGAAGTCAAATTCAGGCAGATGCTTACGTCGAGCGATGGTCTGAATCGACGCGATCTGGATGGGAGCGCGATAGTCCTGTCTCTCATGCTGTCCCTGCATGACCCCTACCTCTAACCTTTCACGGTCGAAGGCGTCTAGAGCCTGCTGAACCAGTTTTACGCGGTCACAGATAAAGATACCGCGCTTGCCCTTCTTCGCTGCCTCAGAAAGTAAGTAGGCCGCAGTAATGGTCTTACCGAAGGAACAGGGGGCCGCAAGGATGGGGCGGGTCTTGCCTCTCCGCAAACTGTCTCGGAGCATCTCAACTGCTTGTTCCTGGTGTGGTCGTAACTGCATAACGCCTCCTCTGTCGAACCTTAATCTTAGAGCCAGGACGGGCGGTCTTAAAATACCGTTTTGCTATAAGGCCCCGGCTACCCTCTTTTCTTAGGCAATAAGTGTCTTTTGAGGACTATTGGTGCCCCCATGCTAGGTCTACCTGCAATTTCCCGTTAGTTCAGCGTCATCAGCAACGATTTACCTGCGGCTCGTAACACCGCCCCCACGCTTTCGCGGCACCTGTACGCTGTTTATTCCCGTCCTCAAAGGTCCTGAACTAACATCTCGCTTTGCTGCTGGCTGCGCGATGCGACAGCACATCTTGTGGGGAGCAGTCCCAGTCGGCACAAGATATAGACGGGTTTTAGGGATTGAACGCTACTGGTAGTGGCGTTATAGTGTTCACCGCGTCGGGTGAACGATTCCAATCCTTTTCCCGTCGGTTCTTCAGGGGTTGCTAGCCCCACCGACGCATTCAATTTAACCCCTCTAGGACGCCCTGTAAAGCGATTTGACGGGCTTTATTCCAAGGGGTATAACGTACTGGCTGGTGGCTCTCCCTCCTCTCTCCTGCCAGCTTTGGGGCCCTTCGGGGCCCCTTTTTTAATTCCAAGAGACAAATTCCGGCTCAAGGCCGTCCTGATAGGCTTTCCACTGCTCCCGATAGTGCTTGGCGATCTCCTTCTTATCCGCCACGCGCACCCTATAGACCTCGTTACGCTTCTCCATGAGGCGCTCCATATGGCCTTCGCCCAAATACTCAAAGAGCCAATAGGAGAAATCTAAGGGGTTTTCCGTGAAATAGCGGTGATGGTAGTAGCAGAGGGACACAGCGTTGTCTAAGGCCCAGCGCGTGCTTGAGTTGCGTCTCCCCACGATATGGGCGCAATGCAGCCCCTGATCAGGGCCGGGAAACTCCTTCCCGCAGTATTCACAAGAGAAATTCGCCTTAGCTCTAACACATAGGGAAAAAAAGTTGTCCGCCGCGTCGCGCTTAATCGCGGCCATCGTCATTCCTCGGGAAAGAAGAGATGGGTGTTAGGGGCTGGCGGTCATCCAATAGCTGGCGGAACATCTTCCGCGCTCTAGCGAGTAACGCTGAGTCCCCTGAAATGATCGTTAGGGACATAGCCACCTCGCCATCCTGATCCGGGTCGTCCTCCTGCCATTCAATCCTATTCATAGCGCCCTCAGATACAGTTTGTTGATGGCATCATTTAGCTGACCATCGTTCTGGATGTTAAATACGTCAGAGATCGTTTTAGAACCCTCCTTGACTGTGATTCGGTAATAATCCTGCCCATAGCCGGGTTCGTGATGACAGCCGACTTGTTGGTAAGCCGTAATCCTTTTTAGCGTCTCAGCCATGGGCCCGTAATTGTTAAGCTGCATATTCTCTCCTCAATACGTCGATTCCACAGGTTAACCGCATCTGCTCTCCAAATTCGGAGTGCATGACGATACATTTCATATCCCTACCTGATAAGTACCCACCGCCCACGCTGTGGGAGTCCCCGGCAGCGAGGGTCCTTACCATTTCGACCACGCATCCGTTGTATTCAACCCTTGAGTCATGATGGTGGTGTCCGCGAAGGAATACCCTATGTTTAGTCGCCCCCCATTCTTTGGGCTTTTCCGTAGCCATGATCCCCGGTAGGTCTCGGTCCTTGGTCTGATGACCATGGACTACACCGATCAGGCACTTCCCGTGCTGTAAGTAATGACGGGTCGTAGGTGCGTCGTGAACGATAACGCGGTTTTCGTTGGCGTAGAGGTTGCGGAAAAGGACGTTAAGGAAGTGAGCGAAGGTTTCATCATGGTTACCGGGAGCGTTTATGAGTTCGACTATCTCATGCTTCTCCCGCATTCGTTCTAAGCATCGTTTGATGATCCTAACCCCTACGTCGATCATCTTTGCCGTTCGTGAATCTCGGTCGAGGACATGGCCGCTGCGCTCTGTCGTGCCCGTCATGTTGGTATAGTGGAAAAAATCCCCCAAATTAACAAGGACGCCGCGCTTAGAGGGCGGGGATCGTTCAACCAGATAGTCAACCGCGTTGCACATGTCCTGTTCCGCGATGGACAGGTCAAAGTTATCTCCCACCTCATCAGCCCACGCGTACATCCCAACGTGAGGGTCGCCCCACGGGTAGATGGAAATGAGTTGCTCGTTTACGTCAGGGGGAGGAGGGATGGCTTTGGTAGGCTTAACATCTTCGCAGATCGCCTCTACAGCCTGCTGCATGATCTCTAGCTGGGCTTCCCTATCGAGGTTGGTCTTTACCCACTGCAATTTCGGCTGACCGTCCTCCCCGTAGAGAGTAGACGTTCCCTTCACCACGAACGGGGCAGTAGTCGGTTTATTCAGGTCATGCTCCGGCGCATAACCCATCTTCGCCGCCCGGAGCTTTATTCGGTCCAGTGCTTGCCGAACCGTTCCAGAGTTAACCCCTGCAGCCTGAGCCGCAGCTCGCATAGACCCGTGTTCAATCGTACCATTGACGTACAGCCGTTCCTGTTCCGAAACGCAGTAGTTCAATAACTCTGGGTCTACTTGCTTTGGTGCGCCCATTCTCCCTCCCTACGCCTGACTCTTACGTATCTCCATGAACTCCGAGTCAGATGGGGTATCGAGTTGCAGGCCCAATTCCAAACACCACTGGTAGACCTGCTCCATGAAGTGATACATCTCGCCTTTTCGTAGCTTAGATGTCTGCTTCAACTGATTTTCGAGCATGATCTTACCAGCTTTTCTAGATTCCGTGCCTAGGAACCTGTATTTGCATATGTCCTTCATTTCCTCGTCGGTTAGCTCCGGTCTAGCCGGTTTGAAGTGACTTACCATCTGCCGTACCCAAACGTGGAATAAAGCGTTTTGCGTTAAAGAGCGTGGGTTCTGGTACACCTCTGGCTTAATCGAGACTGGCGTAGACCAGTCCCAATTAGCTTTAAGGTGTTCCCCTAAGTGTTCTAGCCGCTCCTCAACCTGCTGGGGTCGATCAATCTTCCAGAAGTCCATAGGATAGAAACTCGTCAACAGTTAGCCCGAAAAAGTCCGCCAGCTTCTGACAGTAGGACGCCTGTAGGTCCGTATAATTTCGCCAGCGGCTGATTGTCAGAGCGTGTACCCCGAGAGCCCGAGCAATATCCACATTTGCTATCACGCGGTCTTTCTGGAGGGCTCGTAAGCTAGCTCCCACGTTCATCAGAAGGGCACATCTTCGTCTAGGTCATCGCCTACGTCCGCTGATTCCGGCTTGCTGGGCTTTTGCTCGTCCTTCGCGCTGAACTTAAGGCTTAGGTACTTACGCCCATTCTTCGACTCGTTAAGCCACGAGCTTACCCAATACTCGGTCCCATCAATCTCACAAGACCCCTTGTAGTCCGGGTGCTTCTCCGTCTCTTTCTTATCATTCTTGAAGAGGGCGCCAGAAAGGTTATTGTCATAGCTCATAGTGCTACATCCTTAGTTAAACATTCGATGGATTCGCAGGCTTCTTTTACAAGCTCCGCGAGGGTCTCTATGTACGCATCGTCTCTTTCGATCCGTACGATTAGAGTCTGCATATCGGGGTGGTAGGACACGAAGTCCCACCATTCCCGTCTAGTGATCCACATACACCCTTGTACTTGGGGAATGTGTTTCGAGGGCATAGTTCCCCCTCGTAGGGTTTCAATATGCGTATGAGGTAGGGGGCACTTGATCTCAATGCCTCCCATATCCCCTACGAAGCCGTCAGGGCTGCATCCAGCTTCTAAGACGGCGTGTTTGATGAACCCCATCTCTACCACTTCGTTATCGGTAGCGAACTCGTAATAGGCTCTAGCGTGGGGTTCCAGTTCGGTCCCTCTAGCCATAGCGTCTGTAGTAGGGAAGGGCGTTGCCTCACCTGTGATACGTTCCGCCACCAATTGATTGACGTATGAATCAAAGGTAGAGGATCGCTTCCCCGTAGGGGTAATGAGCTTCGAGAAGCTAGAGGCGGAGGGCACACCTAAACGCGCCGCCAGCCATTCCTCGGTTCCCTGCTCGCAGTTAATTACCCGCATCTATTGCCTCCCGCAAAGTATCCCTAAACTCAATGAGTTCAGCGAGGTCTTGGTCTTCCTCGGACAATTGGTCTACCGTCCCTTTGTTCAACGCTAAGTAAATAAGTCCAGACATAGGTGGCATTTTTTCATTCAGCTTGCTATGTGCTCGCATCATTGCGCCTAAATCACCCGACTCAAGAGCAATTGTTGCCCAGCCAATCGCTTCTTCTAGCGAGGTTTTTATAACAACGGGGTCATGCACCTGCATTTGCGCTACCCCCTTGAGCTTCCATCTTCTTCTCTAGCGCAGCCAGAGCTTTAGGGAACCGCTCCTTTGGCATCTCCTGTAGAGACTTGATCTTGAAGGCCATGAAGAACTTCTCAAGATCGGTCGAGGTTTCTTCAATCATGCGCTTAAGCAGTTCGGCTTCCTGCTCGTTGATCTTCTCCGGTTCATGCCCTTCGGGAAGGTCCTCGCCTGCATAAATGTAGTGGCCTAAGCCAAGCATGGAGAGGCACTTCGTAAGGCAGCGCATCTTGCAGGTGTTCCGAGCGAACGCGTCAGGATTCTTGATCGCCTTGTTTCGGTGATCCATAACCGGGAGCCACATCATTTGGGAGTGGGTAGCACCGTTGTGGTTTACCGTGATCGTGCAAGTGTACTCGACGGTTTCATCGGGGAAGGACTCAGACGTAAAGGTGTAGGTGGTGTCAGGGAAGTGCTTGCACATCGTCCCCCAGGCCCACGCCCAGGATAGATAGGTAAGGTTCTGCTTGCGCTCGGTATGAGCCGATACGTCAATTTGGGACAGGGTGTCCCAGATCAGCTTAGGTAACATGGGTAATCTCCTCTCTAAACCCACTGCAATCATAACAGTTCTGTTTAGGTTTAGCAGAGAATGCTTAGAACATTTTGCTATTAGAAGGTGCTAGGATATAACCGCTGCGCTAGTTTCCCGCCCGTTGCTGGCGTAGCAGGGGGGCTTCGGCCCCCCGTCTACTACTTCCCGTAGGGCTTTTTCTTCTTCTCGGTCTTACGCTTCATGACCCCGCCTTGGGGCATCTTCTTCTTGCTCTGGCTCTTTTTTAGGGGCATCAGTCATTCCTCACCAGTATGCCTTCCACAAATATGGAGACAATGTTATCGCCCGAAGATGATTTGGCCTCAAACTGGAAGTCGGTTTTCTCCGCGATCTTAAAGGGCACCTGCCGGTCAAACGACTGTTCGTCAGTCTGCCACGTTGCCTCTGCTACCCGCAAGCACCGCCCCGTATGCGTCTTAGTGACGTTGCGATAGGTAATGTACTTATTCGGGTTGACGGTGCCAGACGTCAGGTCGATCCGGGTGAGGTACAGCGAATGCCCTACCGGGACGGTGTAGTTACACGCCTGAGTCAGCCCTTTCCCGATGGAAATATACCCCACCACCGTAACGCCAGAGGTAATGGTGATGTTCCCAGCGTTTTCCCCTGAAAGAATGACCGCAGAATTTACCCGCAGAAACGCCTGAGTCGTCGTGACAGCCGACGTACCAGTAAGCGTAACCACCTCTTGAATCGGCCAATAGTTCGCATCCAGTCCACTGATAAGGACGGCCATAGTGTCTGAGGCAGACGAAGAAACAGCAGACAGGCTAGCAGCACTGGCAGGGTAAGAATAAAGTCCGCCATAGTCCCAGAGAGTCTCATAGGTCGTCCCTACTACAGGGTTCACGCCGAAGATGTTTACCGCTTGTGCGTCCTCGAAATGCCCCGCAGCGACCGCTAACAGGCCATTGGGGGAACGAACTATGTCGTTAATCAGGCTCATTTTCGGCCTCTGAGGGCGCTTTAAGGGACTTTGACAGCCCGTCGATAAACGCTTGTCTCGCCACGGTGATCTGGTGAAGGTTGAACTTTAGCTGTTCTTCCTTCGTTTGAAGGTCCTTGATTTGAGCGAGCATGTATTTCTGCTCGTCGGTGAAGTCGTCTTCTTTGTACTCGGTACCGTCAATAGTGATCATACAAACTCCCGCCAGTTTAGGTTCTGCCATAACGCGGCTTCTGCCGCCCTTCTCTTTACCAGCCCCGCAAGGACCTTCCCGCCTGCTCTAGTCCATCGCTGAATCTGGAAAGGCACGTCGCTGATCGGACCAAAATTGATCCGATTGAGGAGCGTAGATTCTTCAAGATTTCTTGGACCCAAATTGAACGTCCAAGACACGAGAGCGTCGAATTGATGTTGCTTAAGTTCCGTCTCCACCATGGATTGGACATGACCCTCGAACTCCTCTAGGTCCTCAATCAGCAGCGCCTCTGCCGCCTCCTGATCTATAACGTCACCAGCTTGTACGCCGCGTGTATGACCGTAACCAACAGTCCATACGCCAGCAGGGCACAGATACGCCTCAAGACGGCATCCTTCAAAGTGTCGGATAAGCGCCAAGCCATCATCGCCTGTCCTCATTTGCTGATCCCCTTCACCTTCTCAAAGCTCCTCAATCCTCCTAATCCAAGCATCCCAAGGAGCACCGTCATTAGGTTATCCATGTCAAAGACCGGGAGCCGAGGTACGTCAAAGCCTACCCATGCGGCTACAAACATCAAGAAAGGTGCTGCAACGAAATGCCAAGCTAGGGCCACCCCACAGGTCCAGCCAATGAATGGGCGCCAACCGGCGACAAATGGGTTCCTCGAGGCCGCTTCGGTCTTATTGACTTCGATCTGGGCGAGGGCCTGCTCTTGAGCGTGCCTCTGAGCCATCGTAGCGATCTCGTGAGCGAGTTTCGCCTTCTGGTCCTTGTCCTCAATAAACTTATCGAGAATGGACGATACAGGGCCTATGAGAGCCTCAAGCACTGCGTTCCATTAGACGGTCTAGCTTCGCGTCTAATGCCTCTAAGCGGTCGATAACGCGGTTCATGTCGGCGTGGACCTCCGCCTTCGTGACATACTCTCTAGCGATCTGTTCCCGCGTCGCCATGAGTTGCTCTTGGAGCTTATTCACTTGATCCGCTTTGGTCTTAAACGTCCAAGCTAGGAGGCTGATAGCAGCCGTGAGAATCGAACTCCATACAACGGTCATCTCCACGGCTAGCTCCTGTTATTCCATAGGTCAAAGAGCGTCTTAACCTTGTCTCTTAGCACCTCAATGTCTGTATGCATCTTCGCTAGAACTATGACCAGAGTCACAAGTCCCAAGAAGATAGGCCAAAGGGCGGTGATGGTCTCTAGCATTTCTTAACTCCACCAAACGCCCTTATGGCTAGTTTACCCGTCCGCGTTAGTGTTTTTAAGCACATTACCCGCCATCGTGTTCAAAACTTTAAGCACGAGAGAGGCGTATTTATCGTCTACCTTCGTCGGCGTTAATGCCGTGATAGCCGTCGCTGCCGTCACAAGCATCGTTAGAGCGTTAATCCATGCCGGGATTGACTCGATGAACTCAAGCATCCCACGGCACTCCAGCAGCCGTCGTCGGGTGCTTGTCCACGCTACGCATTTGCCACCCACGGCATCCCAGAGGACTCGCTGTTGGCGCGGTCGATTTGCTTCTGCACCTTAGCCGTGCGGTCAGCTTCGATCCGGGCCTTTGCCTCCTCGGGGGTTTCCTCGCCTTCGACAAGGCTGTTGTAGACCCAGCCCAGAACGTCGTCCTGAGTGAGGTCTGCGTAGGGGAT